TTTTGTTGGTGTCAACATTGGTATCAGTCTTGGTCTGAGTATTCGTGTTGTTATCGACCTTAACCTCAGAGACAACTTGATTATTGGTATTGGTATTGATTGTGGTGGTTGTATTGATGTTGCTATCCACAACCGTTTGTGTAGTCGTATTGGTATTGGTGTCCGTAGTCGTCGTCGTTTCGGTATTGGTTTTGGTGTCCGTTTTGACTTCGGTATTGGTGTTTGTGTTGGTGTTGGTGCTTGTCTGGGTTGTAACGCCGGTATTTTGATCGGTAACCGTAGTGGTATTGACTCCGGTATTCGGATCGGTTGTGGTTTCTGTCCGCGCACCGGTGTTGGTATTTACTGAAGAGGTAGTCGTCGCACCCGACTGATCCGTGGTCGTTCCTGTTGTCGTGGTGCCGCCAGGGAATGCGCTTAAACTTGATAAGTCTCCGACAGTCAAAGACTTACCATCGGCGCCAGTGCCAATATAGACATCAGGCGCGACATAAGCGATGTTACCGGTGCCGGTGACCGATGCACCCATAAAGTCTCCCAGGGTGACCGCGTTGCCAAACTTGTCTGCCCCTACCGCGACATTTAAGTCCGGGATATTTAGCTGTCCATGAGAGTTAATGTTTGTAAGAATCTGCTCGGCAACAGCGGTGTTAGCCACACTCTCAGCCTGCTGCTGGTTCATGCCAGAGGCGGTCATGGCCGTAACAATGTCAGCACCAGCCTGTTTAAGATCGACGCCAGGTTGCATGGTGGAGTTAATTGTATTAATCAGGTTTGTAGCCTGGTCTGGATTTGAGGTTGCCGCTGCGATGACCTCAGTCGTTGCCGGCTTATTCCCTGTCACCTCAACTACAGTTGCCACCGTCCCCGACACGTTTCCGGCAATCACCGGGTCGAGAACAGCCGACGTCATCACCGCATTCATGTTGACGGTGCCCGTACCAAAGTAGCTACTTAAAGCTGCGGCGCCACCACCTTCAATACTCTCGGTGCCCATTTCCCTACCGACGGTTTTGCCTACCTGGGTGGCCGATTCTTTGACTCCGGTCTTGGCTGTGCCCTCTAAAAGTTCACCCGCCCGCTTCAGTATTGGAATCTCAGCCGCCGATCCCAGTACTAAACCCATAGCTCCCTGAGCGGCTGACGATTTCTGCGCTAATCGATGAGCCTCCTGTTCGGTCTTGCCAGATGCTAGAGCCTGCGCCTTGGTGTCGTTATAGCCAGCACCAGCAGCTTCAATTAAATTTGTTATTGCGTTTATGCCATAAGCCATAATTTTTGGTGCTTTGGCTACTAAAGACAATACACCGCCAACAAGACTTGGAATCTCTTCAACGCCCTCACTAACGCTGATAGTTACTATTGCCAAAGGATTATTTATAAATCCATCTTTTAATGCTCTGCCAATTTCAGCCGGAGTTTCCGCTTTTGTGAATCGATCAATCAATTCTTTTTCGTTGTTTAATACTTTATCTCCAATTTGATACTCAGCTGTTGCTTTTAAATCTTTTGCTATTTTGATGAGCGGAGAGTTTTTATTAATGACTTCGATTGACTGCAGAGCGCCTGCTGTCCAGTCTGCAATACCACCCACCCCGCGGGTAACTAAACCCACTGTTGTAACAACCGGTTGAATAAGTTGCTTGCTAATCTTGTCATCGACGATGACGTATTCACCGCCAAGTCCAGCTGACTTCAGATAAGGATCAAACGTGCCGTAAGTCTGCGCCTGATCGAGCCCAGAAAAATCAATCTTAGACAAGTTACTTTTTACTGCTGATTCATCGTATCCAGCGTAGGTTCCCTTGCCACCACCTAAGCCGCGATCGGCTAATTTGATCTGATCAGAAGCTGCCGCCAGCGAGGCGTTCTCAGCGCGGGTGTCCGTGCTGTACTTATTACCATTCCATTCAAATACCTGACCGGGACCTAAGGCAGTGCGAGCTGTGTTATAGGCATCATTGAAATTGGTTGACGAAGCAATCTCTGCGTTGGTGATATTTTTTACCAGATCAACGCTTGACTTGCTAACGGAATAGGTTTGCCCACCAAAGGTAAAGTTATTAAATCCGCGATTAGCGGCCAGTGCTGTTGCCTCTTCTAATGTATCTGCCTGAGTATTGGTGATGTTCATAGTGTTGAGCTCAGTGGTGCGCTCGATTGCGTCATCTAAGCCCTCAAACTCACCCATATCTACCTTGGTAACACCGCTTAAAACATCGGTTTTGACATCACCCGTGTCAGACACTTTAGTTACATCACCACCTTTAACTTGAGTGATTGATGTAATTGTGTTTGCAGCTTTCAATGCATCCTCTTCTGATGCTCCAGAATTAACTGCCGAAACAAAAATTGCTTCTTTTAGGTTATCAGCACCAGTTTTATCAATTTCACTTTGCGTGATGGTCTTAACCAGATCACCTACAGTTTTCTCATTACCTAAATTATTGGTTGCGTCGGTTGATAATTTGTCGATATTGGTGACTGCTTTAACCATTCCACTAAAATTGCCGGTCTGCGCGGCCGTGATGAGACTGGTCGCCTCGCCAGCCAATCGGACGTCTGGGCTATCAACAAGTTTGCCAGCGTTAATTAATACACCGCTAATATCGCCTTTAGATGCTGAACTTACAACGTTGATTGCCGTGCCAGCATCTTTTAGGGATATGGTATCGGTCAGCATCGTTGTGCCTGCCGCATTAGAAATGTTTGGGTTTGCCATTAAAGTTACGGCGGCACCCGTAAAATCTCCCTTGGATATCTGATTGGTGACATTTAATCCGGTGGCAACATTGCTGTATCCAGCCATGCCAGCTAGAGATGCTAGGGTTCCTAATGTGTCACCGTTGTTGTACGCCATGTAAGCGTTTGCTGCCATTACAAATGGTTGGGCACCCGGAATAAATTGCGCAATCGAAAGTGCACCACGAATGAGGTCGGCATCGCCCGTGCTTCCGCCGAATGCTGAAAAGTGCGTCTTGCCCGTAAGGGGATCAATATAAACGTTGTAATTGGTTCGTCCTGGACCTGAAAATGTCTGACCAAAGACAAAATCTAAATCCTGCATCCCCGGAGCTGTTTGCGTGAGAACCGTGTCTCCTGCAAACAGTTCTTTGCCGGTGGCTATATTTTTCCCAATGTACTGCCCATACGATTCGTTTGAGGGATCAGGAATATGCTCAACCTTAGCAACTTCATCCGGGCGCAAATCGACTATTTGAGGATTCTCAAATTGGTCATAAAACATCCGGGAATAGCCAACAATGTTTCCGCGACCATCATATTTCGGAAAGACATTGACATCGGATAACACGTCTCGCACTTGGATCTGACTGATATCCGTGATCCCTCGATCCATCAAACTTTTGGCCATATCCAATACGACCTGCTGGCCAACTGACGGATCGTTGTTCAGGATTGATCTAGCGGTTTCATAATCAAACCCTACGGACGGTTGGTTTTCACCAAACACGCCACCAGAAAACGATGTGATTTGCGGAACAATCTGACCGGCCAAGTTTAATAACGTAACGCGGTCATACTCTTTGTTACCATACTGGATTGTTGGTTTTGGACCAGTTGTAGTAATTGTAGTGGTTAACGGACTGGCTACAGTAGACCCGCTCGATCCAGGCAAGAACCCTTGGTAGGTAGGCGTTATATTTGCTTGGGAAAAATATTGGTTCTGTTGTTCCGGGGTGACCCCAGTCGCCGCCATAATTTCATTTGCAGTAACACCGAAACGAGTGGCAGCATCATTAATCGCATTTGGATTGTAAATATTTTGTTGAATAAAAGTTGCAATTTGCTCATTTCGAGTTGGAACAGTTGAGACAGGAGTAAGATTTATTGATGTTGTTGGAAGCGCAATATTTGCCTTTGCAAAATACTCTCTTTGTGCCTCAGGACTAACTCCAGTTGCTTGTTGAATTTCTGACTCGGTTACCCCAAATTTTGATGCCGCATCAGCAATCGCTTGAGGATTATTGATATTGTTTTGAATGAATGTTTGAACCTGCTCTAACCGACTTGGCTGTGGACCACTCGGAGCCGGAGGACCAGAAATTTCCATAGAAAGCGGTGCTGTTAAACCAGGGGACGGCGTATTTGCAGCATAATATGCCGCTGCTTGGGCAGCGTTATAAGCCGACAAGGCATCCATGATGTTTGTATAGCCTGCCGCCTGCAGTCCTGGTAAGGCTTCTTCAAATGACTGTGCCATTAGTTTGTCCGCGGGTTCACTGCATTGACGACAGCCTCTGCCCACTCCTGCCAATCGTCAAAGTTATAAGGTTCGGGTATGGCTTCATTTGCAAATAGGTCAATTGTTTTTAAACCAGCAGCCCATGATTTCCAATCTACTCCCGGACCAGGAATCTGTAGCTGCTGAGGTGCGTAGAGCTCGCACATAAGCGACGCCCAAGAATCAAATGTATGGTATCGGGGGTCGTAAATCAGCGCGACGGTCATGTTGAATATCCTCGTACATCACCCACGTCTGCATTCACAATGACCTTACCTACTTGATAGTCACCATTTACAGTATTGGAGACAAATTTCATTCGCAGCTCTCGGCGCTGTTCCCGCATATCGATCTTCCCAGTGGTGGGAGAAAAGGTGTAAGCATCCGAAATCTTGTCCTGCTCCTGAGCATAGGGCCGACCGGTGATGTACAGATCCATGTCGCCTACTTGCACAAAGTCAGGCTCAACCCGTTCAATATGCAGCCAGCGATTTTCACCTACCGGTAGGGGTTGCGATGGACCACCGGCTACCCAACCCAGGTCTGAGGTCTCAAAGTACGACTCGATCGCTAGGACATTTGCAAAGGCCACGGCATCTTTTCCGACTTCGTGTTGCCACAGGGTCACTAAGGTCTGTGTGCTGTTAACTGTTAGCTGAAAGTTTGATCCTGCGGGTATTGTGGCCGTTAAAGTGTCTCCGACGGTGTAGCCGGTGCCACGATCTGTGATTTGAACATTGATCGCTGATCCACCAGAGATAACAACATTTGCCTTGGCACCTGAACCCGTACCGCCCGTCAGAGATAAATAAGAATAAGTTGCATTTGTATAACCCGTTCCTGCGTTTGAGATCGTGACTTTATTTACCGCGCCGGTGTAGTTAGACTCCCATCCACCGTTGACCGGGAATCTGAAGACCTGAGAGAAATACCCCGCCGACCTGCGAGATCCAAGAGCTTGTCCAGCGTCATACCAAGTGTTTTCTCTGATGTTATAGATGATGCAGTCGTTACACTCCTCAGAGTTACCGCGGGGGTAAAACCACCATATCTCACCAAATCTTGGGACCTTAGTCGCATAAACCTTCTGACGCTGAACATAGTTGAGATTGTCAAAAAACCAGTTTTGGTTCATTGAGTTGGGAATCTCTTTGACAACACCGTTATAAAGCAAAAATCGATCGACTCCGCACCAGTAATAGATGCCGTCATACTCAATGATGGACTGAGACGACAGCATCGAGGACTGGCTGCTAATTACGTCATAGCGCCAAAAGGTCGGGGCGGCGAAGTTACCAGTGCCAGCCACGCCCAAAGACTGGGGGGCAAAGGATACGCGAATTATGCTATCCAAGCTCCAAAAAAGTCCCGAAGGGCTGTTTGAGCCGCCTCGGACGGGGAATCCTTGGACGATCTTGCCGGTGGCCATATTGACCTCATTGGCATCCGCAGAGACCCAGTCATCAGTGTTTCCTGATGCACAGTTACGGATCAGTCCGTTATTGCCATACACAAACACAAACGGGTGCAGAGAGACTACCCCACCTGATACTTGAACCTCGTTATCAAAAGTCAGGGTGACGTTTGTGCCGTTAGCGGTGGCATTTTTATCTAGGGTAAGAGTTGTCGTGACAATGGACAGCACGCGACTGTTTGCTGCTATACCGGGACCTGTCACAAGCTGCCCAGCGCCGATATTGGTGTTCAGAGCTGGCAAGGTTATCACCGCAGACCCGCTGATCACGGTGGCGGCTGTTTGGGTAAACACCCCGATCGGGTTCATATTGGTGCCGGTAAATGATCCAGCGAAAACTGGCGTATTGGTCTCATCATCAATGTCAGACAAATCTTGCGAAGGATGCGCTAAGAGCAGGTTTTGCCCCGAACCATACGAATCAGTAAAGGTATCAAACTGCCAAACATTATTAGCACTTGGGGTAAATGATTCGTTAAGCGTAGCCACCTGGACCGAAAACCCCGATCCCGTACCGCCTATAAGAGATGCTGCGGCAGTGAGCTTGTCGTATAGCAAATAACCATATCCACCCCCGGTAATTGTTACAGAGGTCACCACATTACCCGCCACAACGATCGTCGCTGACGCTCCTGAACCGGTGCCAGAAGTTACATAAGATAGAGGCACACCAGTATAGGTCCCGTTTGTATAAGAGCTGCCGGCAACCAGCGTGTTAACAGTCAGGACCGACCCGCCAAAAGTTAAATCTGTAATTCCAGAACCGGTGCCGTTGTTATCAACTGGGATGATCTGCAGACCGTCTGAGTAACCAGAATAAACATTATTAAATGTGCTACGGGGCACCACAAATATGCCCCGAGATGGTCCAGCTAGCGCATCGGTAATTTGGCGATAACCACCTATTTTCCGTGGTCTAGCCCGCTGGAATCTGACCCAACGACCATCTACATAAAACTCTTTATCAAAAAGCGTGCCATCCCGCTGGATACCGGGTTTGGTATCAAGAGCGAAAACCTTTTTGGTCATGTAAAGGTTCCACCAGAAATTCCACCGCTAAAGGTGCCGGTTCCCGTGACAGAAATTCCGGTAGCCGTGACATCTAGAATTAAATTAGATAGAACGGATACGCCAAAACGGCCTGCGCCCGGTCGAAAAACACCGGTATTGGTTTCAGAACCAAAGTTTAAAGACGGAGAACCAGCAGAGCCGTTCACAAGGCTAAATGAGGTGCCACCTACCTGTGTGGTATTGGCGTTCAAAATGTTTGTGCCATCGCAAAACAAAGTTGCCTGGCCAGCCGCTGGAACTGTAGCGGTATTCGCACCAACCGCCCCCGTGGAGATGGTCAGCGTGTTACCGCCCGCACTACACTGGTTTGAAATCACGTACAGATTGACCACCGGCGGGACAATGACTGTCACCGCCCCGGACAGCGTTCCGGTGTAAATCTGCAGGGTGTTTGAGGCTTCGCTAGCTGTCAGGGTATAACTGCCACTCGTGACCGCCTTGGTTAACACGCCAAACTCAAATTGGGTGCTCACCCCATATCCCACAGTCACATAAGCCGTGCCGGTAGAAATAATGATGGCCGACTCGGTAGGGGCAAAGGCTTTGGTAATTGCTCCATCCAAAAGCTGACCACCGGTCGTGCTTACAGTAAGGGTGCCGGTGCCGTTATTTTTAAGAAGCACAAACCAGTTATTTCCGGTCGTGGTCGCCGATGGAAGCGTTGCCGTACCAGCACCGCCAGTCCAGATATAAGTTTGAGCCCGATCTGATGTAGCCAGGGTATAAGCATCGACCAGAGAAATTGTCGGGTGGCTTTGATTCAGGGTAGCGCCGCTTGCCAGCAGGCCATATCCGGCTAGGGTGGCGGCATCTGCGCTTGAGGTGCCAACCCCAAAAGAGATGATCCCCCAAGTGCCCTGCTCAGTAGCATTGGTCGTGATGTAGATATATTTTGACTCACCGGCAGCTATCGAAATAATCGTATTTGAGCCGGAATAATCTTTAACCGTAAATGTGGTTGCCCCGACATTTCGGATTAGCGCATCATTACCCACCGAAGACTGGTTTGCCGGCGGCATATACAGGCAAAGGCCACCGCTTGAGGCCGTGACCTGCATAATTCGGGCGGCAAAGTCATCAGTCGCATTCCCGTTGATTGGCCACTCAAGTTGTGTATTGGCCGTCAGGGTAATTGATCGGTACGAAACGTCGGTCGGCTGGACCACGTTGCCGGTAAAAGGCGAGTTATAGCTCATGTTCTATCCTTAGGAGTCTATAGCGATGGCCTGCCGGTCAGCCATGCGCAGCTTATCCTCGGCCATCAGGGTCTGCATGATCTGGTCGTACTGGGCTTGCCACAGGGGCGTGCGCTCATCGTTCTTCAAAAACGGCATCGCCTGCAGCAGGGTGCCGTAAAGCAGGGCCTGGGGCGCGTAGATCGTGAACCAGTTGGTCTGGTTTGAGGAATCCAGGGGTTGAATTCGCTCGTAATACAGGACCTCAAAGTTATAAGCCGAGGCCGGGGTGGGCGCCACCAGCCAATGCGTGTAGTCGTAATCGCAGTAAAACTTGGGCACGCTAGTCTCAGCTGGATCTGGCCAGTACTCCCGCAGGTACTCGTATTTGCGCAGCAGTACCGGAGACCGCTGACCAGCCACGGTAACGTTCATCGAGACGGTTTTGTGCCATCTAGCGGGCTTATCGACGACATTCTGACTGGCCACCATAGCGCTAGTCTGGACCGTAAGATTGCCCAGAAATTTGATTTGGCTGGCGATGACCTGCTCGGCCAGCATGATGAAGGTCGGGATCTTCTCCAGGGTTGCCTGGTCGGTTCGCTCCAGGTAGGTCGAGATGTCGTCTACCAGGCTGTCATAGGTCATTACCGCGGCGACTGTCATTACCAACTCCTATGCTTTTTGGTTTTTTCAGCGATTGACTTGGGTTGAGCAACAAACTGCTTACCGGCCGCTTTTCCTTCCCGCTTGGCCCGGGTGGTGGCGGCATATTCCGAGGAGGACAGACCTTGTATAGCCTTCTTGGGCAGATACCGCTCCCCGGTGGCCTTAGGGCCGACCGTAGAGGGTTTGCCAGACTTGGTTCCCCATTCCTGTTTACCCCATTGGGAGAGACTATTATCGGCCTTTTTGGGGCCTTTATAGCCCCCGCCAGAACCTTTGTACTTCTGGGTAGCCAGTTGGGCCTTTCTTGCCGACCACTGACCCGGTGCGCCCCCCTTACCCGAGGCTTTCACCTGGGCGACGATCCGCTTCCATTTTGACGGGTCAGACTTGACGGCTGTGCTCATGAGAAGGCCCTTGTTCCTTGTTTGTCAATTATCAGCTTTTGGCCTCGAGCTTGCATCTCAGGTGTGTTTGGAACCGAAATATGGGTCCAAGAATCAAACTCAAGAATGATCTGATCAAATGGCACTTGAGCGGCTATGCAGGCTTCCACCACCTCCCGTGGCTTCATCCCCGGAACTCGGAGGTCAGCCGCGCAACCCAGGCGGTGCTGGGAGGTGTCTTTAGACCCCACAGCGTCATTGACCGGCTTTGAGCGGTAGGCACTGTTGATCATCACGGCCTTGCCGCCTACCGCTTTCTTGACTTCTTGGAGGAGTCCAGCGAGCCTTTTAAGATTTTCGATTTCAGACTCATTAGGCGTGTTTTCAACGCCGAGACGAACTGCTGTATCCGAGCGAGTAAGTTCTTCATAGGTAAAGTTCTCCGAAAGTTTGTCAGAGGGGTTCATTTCTGTTTCGCCTTCATGTCCATGATTTTCTCAAGGGTTCGTCCACCGAAGTAAAACGACATGATCAGCATCCCCCACTGGCCGAGCAATTCCACATAGTTATTGTTGACTTCCAAATCCCAGGCGCTCATTAGGCCGAAAGAGGTATAGGTCACCAAAATAAACACCAGCGTCCCCGGCCGGATGTTCTTGGATAGCCAAGAGTCCGACTTCATGTCGGCTTCCATCCGCTTGGTGAGATTGTCTTGCTCGTTCATGTCGGCCTGCAATTTTGCCAGTTCGCCCTTTTGCTGGAGTTCCATGAGTGCTGCCTGGGCCTTGGCCTTTGCCTCGGGATCAGGGATTACTTTGTCGAGGATCTTGCCTCCGACCTCTAGTAGCGTTCCGATAGGAATCATTTCTTCTCCTTCGCTAACATGGTTGCGGCGATCATAAGCATCGCCCTTACTTGATCTAAATTGGCCGGGGGTGTAGCCCAGCCAACTGTAATCTGTCCAATGAATCTGTTCTGCTCTGGTTAAGCACCTACCAGCAGGTCTTTGTTGTCGTAAAACATCCAACCCGCAAAGGCTAGAACCGCCATCAGGATCAAAGCAAATAACTTAAACGGCGAGTCCACGTACGCCAACACCTTGGAGAACGTATCGTTCGCGTTAAGTTTCTCGTCTGCCATCACCACACCTTCGGTGCTTTAAGGAACGACCTTTGACGGGTTGGGCAGTCGGGTCAAGATGCATCGCTTACTAACCTATTTTTAAGGCTATGCCGAGTAGGCAAGCAATTATGAACCCAGCGGAGCCGATGAGTATGGTCTCAATCCGCCTGAGTCGGGCACAGAGCGAATCGTAACGCAGCTCGCACACCGCAATGTGCGTGTTCAGATCGGCGCGGGTTTCGTCAATTAATAAACCACTGATCTGTTCCTGCGACACTCAAGTTACTCCTTGGTTTCAATAGATTTTATTAAGCAGCCTGCTCTTCCATCTCTTTCCAAGAAGTTGTAGCCTCATCCCATGAGTAACGCTTGCCATCTGTCGGCATCGGGGTGGGAGCTTGCCACTGAGCGGTAGTGTTATTCAGCGTCCACGAAGCGTAGGGCTGGGGCGGAACGAACGCATCAATACCGGCATTGTAGTCGTAACCGATACCGGCGTAGTTCTTGCGGAAGTTGCCGTTATACGAGGTCTGCTTCCAGGTTCCCCCGAAAAGACGCTCACAAAACGCTGCGCCGATGTGTTCTTTCTCCACACCAGATGCGTCTGCGGTATCTGAGTTAGCAACCACGATGACCCGCTTGACTTTTCCAAACTGGTCGATTTCTGCGAAGTGAGCCATTTAATATCTCCTTAAAGATGAAGGCCGGTTAAATCTAAATCTCCCCCAACGTATCCTTTTGGGAAGGTGTTAAAAGAAATGCTGATTCTGGTCTGGTCGCTTTTTGTTGTTTCCACCATGTGCGTGAGGCTTGATGGAAAGAGCAAAAGGTCACAAGTTGCTACCTCAAACCACCACGAGTCTGAGTTGTACAGGTTAAAGTTCTCGGTCGGTAGTTTGATCTGCTGGTAGCCGTTTTTGTAGAAGTAAATCTTATCTTTGGTCGGATCTGCGTTGATGTACAGAACGCCGGACAGAAAAGAGTTCGGATGCTCATGTTTGTGATGATACTGACCAGGCTCCGTATAGTTTGCCCAGGACTGAGTGAATCGGAGCGTCACATCATTTTTAGGAGCGTAGATCTCTTTTAAGTAGTCAGACAAAA